ATCAAGTGTTTGTGCAAAACAATAAAACAGTTACAGCTAATTACACTATACCTACTAACTATAATGCTATGTCTACAGGCCCTATTACAGTTAATAGTGGTGTTACAGTCACAATTCCTAGCGGATCACGCTGGGCTATTATTTAAGGAAAAATATGGCAACTACTATAAATGCTTCTACATCTAATGGTCTAATACAGACTGCTGATACTAGCGGTATATTGCAATTACAATCTGCTGGTACAACTATTCTACAAGCAAACGCTGCTAGTGCAACAGGATTATTAGGTGGAATTATTCAACCATATCAATATTATGAATTAAATACTGCTGTGGTAGGTTCTAATGCTACTGGCGCACAATCTATATTAGGTGTTGGTGTTACTTTAGCTGCATCTAAAATATATGAGTTTGAAGCAGTTTTTGCATTAAGTAAAACAGCAGGCGTAACATCCCATACTATATCTTTAGGATTTGGTGGGACTGCAACCTTAAATAATATTTTATATGTAATTTTTGAAACTGGAGCAGGATCAGCATTACCTACAGCTATTGGAACTGCTCAAGGTGCAGCAACAAATTCTGTGTCTGCTATTAATGTCTCAGGTAGTATTGCTACAGCAGCTAGAACTGAATCATTTTTTCTTAAAGGCACAGTATCAGTAAACGCTGGTGGAACATTTATCCCACAATACACATTATCAGCAGCTCCAGGTGGTGCATACACAACACAAATTGGTAGCTATTTTAAAATCAGTCAGTTAGCTGCATCAGGTGCTAACGTAAACATTGGAACATGGAGTTAATATGTCATCAGTAGTTATTTCAGGCGATACAAGCGGAGCAATCACTCTTGCAGCACCATCAGTAGCAGGATCAAGCACACTTACACTTCCAGCAGGAACAGGCACAGTATCAGTAAATGGTGTTAGTTCTAATATTGTTGCAAGCACAGCACAAGCAACTACAAGTGGAACAAGTATTACATTTAGCTCTATTCCATCTTGGGTTAAACGTATTACAGTTATATTTAATGGTGTATCTATAAGTGGAACTGCTATAGGATTAGTTAGATTAGGAACTGCATCTGGAATTGAATCTACTGGATATGCTGGTGCTGTTTCATATTTATCAGCGGCAGCTAGTATTACTTCATCAACAACAGGTATTCCATTTGGATTAGGTTCTGCTACTGATACATTATCAGGTAATATGATTATTACTAATATTTCAGGAAATATTTGGGTTGCATCTCACACATCATCATTATCTTCAGGCACACAAATTCAAATTGCTGCTTCAAATAAAACATTAGGCGGTTTATTAACGCAATTATCTATTACAACATCTAATGGTACAGATACATTTGATGCAGGTTCAGTAAACATTTTATACGAATAGGAATATCATGGCAATTACATTAGACGGAACATCAGGGATTACCGCTTCAGGTAGTTTAACCACATCTAGCAACTTAACTACAGGCACGGGTGCTATATATAATGGATTACAAACAAGCACAGCAGTAGCATCTACATCAGGTACAAATATAGATTTTACCAATATTCCATCATGGGTTAAAAGAATAACTATAATGTTTAATGGTGTAACTAATGCCACTAGCATTACTGTGCGATTAGGATATGGCGCAACTCCTACTTATGTTGCAACAGGTTATAATGGAGCTTATGCTCAAGTTTCAAACGGAAGTCCAACACAGTCTAGTGTATCAAGTACTGGATTTGGTATTAATGCAAGTACTGTTGTATCTGGAATTATGACTATTTCTCTTTTGGATTCAAATGTGTGGGTTTCATCACATACTCTTAGCCCTAATAATACTGCTGTGTATTTAGGTAGTGGTAGTTTATCATTAGGAAATACATTGACAGCAGTTCGTATTGCTGGTGGCGGCACATTTTCTGCTGGAACAATTAATATTTCATACGAATAGGACAATCATGGAACGAATAGAAGTTAATGTACAAACAGGTGAAGTTACTGTAATTCAACTTACACAAGAAGAAATTGACGCAATTTTATCTCAACAACCTACTGAAACCATTGCAGAGTAATTATGAACGACATAAACCCAGTATCCTATGGCAAACTTATAGGCAAAGTAGAGTCTTTAGAGAATAAAGTAGAAAGCCTTGAAAAAGACATAAAAGAGCTATTAGAGCTTGCTAATCGCAGTAAAGGTGGCTTATGGACAGGTATGGTAATTGCATCATCTGTCGGTGGCTTTATCGGTTATTTCATGCACATATTCTCAGGCAAATAAATGTGGATTACAGAAGATTCTATCGCAGCTTTATACACCGCATTTATACAGATAGAACCCTTTGCATCTATGCCATTTCCGCCTGCCAAACGTGTAGAATTTGTGGTTTGTAACAATCCTGATTTATATGGTGAATACTCACCTGAACCACATACTATAACAATCTCTAAAGGCCGTTGTGGTCATTTAGACACAGTTATAGCAACCCTTCTACATGAGATGATTCATCAAATTATCTACATTAAATATCCTACATCAGAAAAATATCTATCACATAAAGGCGAGTTTAAAGCACTTAAAATTAAGGTCGCTAAACAATTTGGATTTGATCCTTTTGAACTATGAAAATACTAGACAAAATTAAAGAATTATTCACCAAAAAGCCTAAACCTAAACAAGACACACCTGAATTACATCATCACAATCATGGGAGTTCAACAACATAATGGGTAGCTTAATTTCACTTATCTTACCGGCTCTTGTTCCTGCATTTACAGATGGCGTTAGAGGTATATTTGCCAAACTAACAGGTGGTGCTGGTGGACAACCACAAAACATGAAAGAACGTATAGAGCTTATACAAGCTGAAACAGAACGCTTAAAGGCTTTAGCACAATTAGACACACCTAATGGCGAACCAAGTAAATGGATTATTAATTTAAGAGCTTGTTACAGATACGTTATTGTGTCATTTATACTAATTGCTACTATTGTTGTAATTTACTCACCTAGCGTTCCTGTAGGAGTCGTAAGCGTATTCCTAGACATGACAGGTGCTTGTATGTCATTTATCATTGGCGAAAGAATGTATCTAGCTATCAAAAAATGAAACTCAGATTAGAGAGGTTTGAATATGGAAGCAACTATACTATTGGAAAATTCTACATTGATGGTGTATCTCATTGTTTTTCTTTAGAGGATGTAGTTCGTAAAGGAGAAAAGGTAAATGGACAAACAGCTATTCCTACTGGCACTTACTCTGTCATCATTGATGTTTCTACTCGTTTTGGTAAGCAACTTCCCCATATACTAGACGTTCCTAATTTTACAGGCATTAGGATTCATCCTGGCAATACATCTAAAGACACAGAAGGATGTATTTTGTTAGGTTATACATGGGAAGGTGGAGATCGTATTGGCTTATCTAAAGCAGCTTTTAATTCATTTTTTGCTAAACTGCAAGAAGCTAAAACAGCTACTATTGTTATATGTTAGATTACGCAATCTGCTACACGCTTTGTGCTATAGAGGATATTAAATATATTCTTGCAATCATATTATTACTTATAGTGTATAATGAGGTAACACAACACTAGGGAGAATATCATTAAGATTTTACTCATAGATATAGAAGTAAGTCCCAATACCTGTCACACTTGGGGGGTTTTTGATCAAAACATTTCGTTGAATCAACTTCTTGAATCATCTTACACATTATGCTATGCAGCTAAATGGTATGGCGAAAAGAAAATTATGTTTGATTCTATTCACAAAAGCTCTAAAGAAGATATGCTTAAAGGCGTTCATAAGTTATTAGATGAAGCTGATGCAGTTGTTCATTACAATGGCTCTAGGTTTGATATTCCTGTGCTTAATAAAGACTTTTTATTGTCAGGTATGCCACCACCTAGCCCAGCTAAACAAATAGATTTATTACAAGTTGCTCGTAGACAATTTAGGTTTGTATCTAACAAATTAGACTATGTTTCTCAAGCGTTAGGTCTTGGTAAAAAAACAGATCACGAGGGACATACCTTGTGGATTAAGTGTATGAACAATGACCGTAAAGCATGGAAAACTATGCAGGCCTATAATATGCAAGACGTAGTGTTGCTTGAACGTGTATATAATAAATTTAAAGCATGGATAAAATCACATCCTAATCATAATGCGTATTCCGCAAATACTTGCTGCCCAAATTGCGGATCTAGCAAATTACACGCTAGAGGAACGCAAAGATCAAGAACTGCTATTTATCAGCGTTATCAATGTCAAGACTGCGGTAGCTGGGCAAGATCAGCTAAATCAGAAAAGATAAGCAAAGACTCTTTAGTAAACATTTAAGGATTAATATGGCAATCTCGGCACAACAAATATGCGATCATCTTGTAGGTAAAACTGTTGTGTCTGCTGAACTAGATTATGGCGATAATATAATCATTTTAGAAATATCAGATGGTTCTTATATTGAGATTTCAGGCGAGGAACTATCTATTTACGCTGAATTAAACCAAGATGATGATACTATTCACTAAATAAAAGAAAAGGGCTATAACAGCCCTTTCTGTGCGTTTTAAGTACCGTTAAGCCTACGTTAGAGGATGTAATAAGTTTAGTATTTTTAGGCTTTCTGCTAAACGTGCCATAATTACCAAATCTAGGTACTTAATCATCTACCATTTCAAGACGTTGTAATTGAGCAGCAATCTCTGGTGGATTTACAGCTTCAACATCACGAGTAGCTTCTAATAGCTTATTTTTATACCATTCAGCTTTTTCCAAGTCTTGCTCAGGATTATCTTTAAACGGATAACGTAAAATGTATTTAAGATGATTACCTTTTAAATATCCTTGATATTCTTCATCTGTCAAACGACTTTTAATAATGTCTATTGCTTCAATTCCACCCACAATATAATGTGGTGGTTTATTTACCATATCTACCATATACATCCCCTTATAAAAAATAAATCAATCAAACGAAAAATACCCATTGCTAACCCAAATATACTAAATCCAATTAACAAATAAATACAACACTCAACTGCTTTTTCTAAAAAATCCATTACGTTCTCCATAAGGTATAATTTTAGGCAATTTATAATATCCTTGTCTTTCTAAACTTTTTAATCTAGTCCATGTTGTAACTGTTTCTTGCACTAATTCTTTTCTAGTGCAATTAGGATGCGTATTTATATAGTTTTTAATAAAATTAGCTTTACGCTGATCGTCTAATTGCGTGTACATTATAATCCGTTATGAGCTTCAGCCAATTTTTTACTATCGTATTTAGATAAACCTTTATATTCTTCTACAGGCTCACCTGCATACAATGGTGTTATTTTAATGTGATGTGTAGTATTTTTAAGGTCGTTCAAGTATGAAAGCTGATTGGGATGAAATGACCATAAATAAGACTTTTTAAGATCACCTGATTTAACATCATATTCTTCATACAAATACGCTAATGGAGTTTTCATTATTTATTCCACCATTTTATATAGATTAAATATCCTAAATATCCTATACCACACAAAACTATTATTGGTATTATTTCAATTAATGCTGCTATATCTTGTGCCAACCAAAATTTTATATATTCAACCATTAGTAGAACACCATCCTTCCTATTTTAGCTTTA